TTTTGTGTCACTACCTCATTAGCTTGTTGGGCATTGCTGGCTGCAGCTTCAAATCGCTTTAATAATTCTGCATTTTTTTCATTAAATATATTCAATTCATTTGTCATATCACTAGTATATGCATTTATATCCTGAGAATATTTTTCTATTTTAGCAGAATAACCTGTAGACATCGAAGCTATTACTTCTCCCATTGAAGATGCTAGTTCGCTATCCTCTTCTGTTGTAACATAATCCTCCATTGTGCCAAGCGGGGATGCATCTGAAGCAGTTCCAATATTACCTATATCAGTAGGATCACCAGGTTGATCTGGTGGAGCAGGGACAGTATAGGTAGCAAAAGTTAACCCAGATAAATCAACATCAACCTTAAGTATGTCTGCAACTCCTTGCGCTGTTTCCGTTCTATCCATATCAGGTATATTAGCTATTGTTATATCAGTAGCAGCCCCGTCTGCGGTATTATAAATAACCTCAGTTAGTACTGGCAAATCAGGGGATACTGCTGTAATTGACAAATCTGCAATAGTTTTAGTAGCTAGATCAGCAAACATACTGTCAAATGATACTGGTATATAAACTGGTTGATCAGAGAGGGTAGGCTTACTAATAGTGCTAATCCCATCAGATGTTATTTCAGGATCTATCGGACTATCAGGAGCAACTGCTGTTAGATTAAAAGTAGTTAATGTTTCCAATATAGGTACTGTAGGAGGTATTGTTGCTATATTAGTACTTGGTTTTGTATAAGATGGGATATCACCTGGAATAACTGCCTCTATCGTGTCCACTCCAGGAGATATTATATTAGGGACATTAATAGCATCTGGGATAACAGCTGTAATAGATAAAGCAGTTAATGTCCCAGTAAAGGCAGCAAAAGAATCTAAACTAATTGATACAGGACTTATATAAGATGGTTCTGCGCTGGAAAAATCTGCCACACTAATCGCACTGGTATTAGGAGCTATAGGAATAGAAGGAAATGACCAAGTAACTCCAGGAAAACTATCAAAAGTTAATGTTGGCATAACCACTCCAGATGGAATAGTCATTGCTGTTAATGCCTGAGTAATAACTGAAAAATCAAATTCAGGAGATATAGGGATGGAATCAAACGTATCTAATGTCGTTGTTGCCTTAACCCCCATAACGGCATGAATAGATCTTAGTGATGCATATAATGCAACTAAATATTCATATTCATCTGGAAAATTATCAAGACTTACATCATCAAATGCTGGTTGATAATATGAAACTTGTGTAACAATAGCATCGTTATTCCCTGCAGCAGCAGCTGGAATAGTATAAATTTTACCAGCCAACTCATAAAATCCAGGATTATATTTCGACCTATACCTTAAACTAGTTGAATCAGATGCTGCATACCTATCTCCTGGAGCAATAAGTGTACAATTACGTAATATACTTGTATCATCATGCTCCCGAACAACAGATAATATTTTCCCTACAGCATCAACACCATCATTTGTTGCATCATGTGTAGACGTAGTAAATTTATTAAGTTCGTCAGGCCTAATGGTAATAATACGATTTGTTACTTCTTTTACTCCATCCCGTAAAAATTGAGTCAGTTCTCCCGTTGTAGGTGTAGTACCTACAGTCAGCTGTGTTATCCCCTCCACCTGTGCTTGAAATGATGCCATTTATTTTCCTTTATTAGGCTTTGCCCGCCCTCTTGGGGAGAGAAGATTTCCCAGAAAGACGGGCGCCACCTAGTTATTTACTTACGCGTTCACGCCTACGGCAGCCCAGCCAGCACTAGTACCATCATCTACCCATACGAATAGACATGATTTAGTATTGGCTATAGCAACACTACTCAGCCCTAATTGGTTAGCAGGTGTAACAGTTTTTGCTCCACTTGCCCCATTATTGACTAGCAATGCCATTTGGCCGTTATAAGATCCATCTGCTAATGTTACAGCAGTCGTTCCAGCTTCTGATAAAAGAGTAACTCCTTCAACAGATGCAGCACCTCCACTAGGGAGATCCTTGATAACGTTCCATTGTGGGCCTATGGCAGGCTTACTAACTTTTGCTAATACCGCCATGTTCTACCTCCTTAAGCTGTGACCCATTGAGACTCTGCTTCAAAAGCAGGAGCTTCAATGTACCAAACAGTTACGTCAGCTTTACCAGTAGTCAATGTTGCTGTTGCTACAATACAATCAAATGTATCATCAGCTACTAGCACCAATGGTGCAGCGTCAGCTGCATTTGCTGGTCCGATTGGATAGTCTACAACCGCTGTAGCAGCAGGTACTGCTGCGCTCAACATAGTTGTTCCTGCAAATCCAAATTGGACTGTAGGACTAGACCCAGTTGACACTAACTCAGTTATTACAGCAGAAAATCCGATAATCATATCACCTTTAGAAAAGGTTTCCGTTGTATCAGTTCCTGCAGCCTGAGCGCCCATGTCAATACTGAACTGTTTCTTTTTTAGCTTAAGCACATCTTGGAGCTTAGCATCTTCAGCATTTGAACCGTATAAATATGGTGTACTCATGATGTTATCTCCTTATGCTTTCCAGATAGCATGAGCTTCAGGCATTTGCCATTCCATACCAGCTTCGGTAAGGATTAGGTCTACCCGACGATCAATGCCACTGTTTTCTAGTGTTTGCACGCCTACATAAACGGAAGTATCACGATTCACAGCGTTACCACTAAGTGGACGATATGCGCAATATTTCATGTTTATGCCTATGATATTCACAGAACTACCATCCATGTGTATATTACGAGCAGCATTAATATCACCATAAGGTGTACTAATGGTTGTAATGTCCACACCGAAAGCTTTCTTTTTGCCTGAGATAGCCATATCAGCACGGAACTGAGGAGAAACTTCAAGATTGTTCTTGAAATACCCACCCAATTTGTGTAGCCAATTATATGTGGCTGTATCACAGAAGAATACGGTTGCTTGTGAATTGTTATACCGAGGATCAGAATAACTGGATAGGTCATCCAAGAAATCATCAGCTGTCTTGGTGGCTGTATTTAAACTAAACACATTACCATGATTCAAGACAAAATCAACTGCACCTTGAGTGTAGTTGTAGTTGCTAGATGATGTTTGTGACCCAAACAGTAATGACTGCTCGATATCCCACTTATGCTCAATGAGCTTTTCTTTCCAGATCCGTGCCCATTCGCTGGCATCATACTTCAAGTTTGTTGCTCTTGCAGTATTTGTCATTGCCATGGATGTTTTCCAGATTTGAGTCTGGCCATGGTTGAATGAGTAAGGTTGATCTTTCCAAGTATCTGGATAACCAGATCCTTCCAGGTGAGCATTGCCCACTACATATGAACGACCAGCTTCGAGTACTTCAGCGACATTAGCGCTGTAAACACCCTCTAGAGGATCATCACTTCTGTAGGAACACAACTCAACAGCAGCACTTTCAGGAGCACGTACAACTTCACATGTGAGTTTTACGGCACTCTTTGCAGTGCTGGATGTTGCTGAACCTGTTGAAAGATCATGACCTACAAATGCACTAGTATTTGCTGCGTCAGCAACTGCTTTTACTCTAAGAAGAGCATAACCAGCTATTGCTGCGCCACCACCTGCTGTTGCACTTAGGTTGACCTTTATTACTTGATCTGGTAAGAAGAATCCTGGAGCAGTATCTGCACCACCAACGGTGATTGCATTAGTTGACTGCCCATAAACATTCTGGATATTACCTTTATTCTCATAGTCACAGGCCATATACAACTGAGTTGTTGTACCTGCCACCAGAGCTGTACCTGATTGGTCTTTAATTTCAGCGTCGTCGAAAATGTCGGCACCAACACTATTTACCCAACCAATTACGTAGGCATATCTTTTATGCCAACTACCACGTTTCTCAGCATACTTAAACTGAGGATCGTCGGTAGGTTTTTTTGAAGTCATGCTCAGGAATCTGAAAAACGGATCCTGGGCAATCGCTAATTCGGACACACGATTTCCAAAATTGTACTTACGTCTAATGTCACCTGTTGCTAAAGAAGTAGCATCATTGATACTACCTGCAAAATCATCAGGGACAGTTAAGTCAGTATTTGGATACCTTGCGCTAAATAAATCAGCCATAGGATTAACCTCCTAACGTATTATGGTTATTGCCTAACGATCAATCCCGAGGGATTCTCTTATTCGTCAAACAGTGTATCTACTTCGTTATCAATACCCAAGATAGAATCAAACATCGCATTTTCTGGATTCACATCTACTTGAGTACTGCTAGCTCCGCTAGCGCTCGTAGGTACATTCCTGACATTCTGCATTTGATCTAACATGTCCTTTTTTGTAGCATTGGCAACATTTTTATTTGCCTGGTCTCTATTCAAAAGAAAATGAATATCATCCAGAGTCATAATATGATCCCTTGCCTTATCAACCATCTCTTTAAAGACTTCATCTGTCATTCCATGACGCTTCTTAAACTCAATTTCCGCCTTCTTCTTATCAAGATCCTTTTGAACCTTAACACTTCGTTGGCGTTCATTTTGTAAAATTTTCTGAGCCCTATTATTAACAGCATTGTTAATATGTTCCTGCATTACTTTTGCAGAATCTGATTCAGGGTCAGTTACAGCATCATGACCGTCATAGACAAAATCTTCACCAAGATTTAGCTTATTTTGGACACTCTCTGCTGGTTTACCACCAGACTGCAGATACTCACGAACGTGATCTACTAGACCGCTATCATGTTTCATTGCGTCGAGAATCGGTACGAAAGGCCTTAAATCAGTTAACTCAGCATTCATATTCTGAGCTTCACGAGTTGAATCCTTATACCGTTTCTCCCAATTCACGCTTTTTTCAGAGCCTTCCACGGGTAGTGAAGGGGTTACCACAGGGGCGCCCTCCGTTTGTGGTTGGGTTACTTCAGTGATTGGTTCGTCTAATACACCAGAGTTTACTTCGTTCTCCAGTGCGTTGAAGAAGTCATCAGTAGTGGGGCCTGACTGTTCAGAGTTACCACCTTTTTGTACTTCTGCCATTGTATCTCTCCTTATTTTGTTACAGATTAACGTTAATGATACTACTCTTTAGTATCATTTTGCAACGTATTTATTAATTTATTTACTTCCCCATCTAGTCTAATCTTTTGACGTTCCTCTTCTGTCGCCATTTTATCCTTGCCAGATGCGGCTGCCTGCTTCATACTGTTTTGTAAAAGTTTCTGCTCAGCCTGTGTTTGGCGAAGTGCGTCTCTCTCCTCACCCTTAACCTCAACCTTCTGCTTTTCTATTTCCATCGTAGCTTGCATGACCTTACCTTTAATACCAGCCTGTACAAGTTGACGTTCAAGGGTTTCAATAGTTCCTTGAAGATCTTTTATTTGATCAGTAGAGCTATTTAAAGCATTCTGTAGTTTAGCATATATACTTTTCCGCTTAGCAATCTGACCTTTATTACGTATATCCGTTTCAGCCAATACTGCTATATCGTCTACAACATTGAGTTGTAATAATTCCTTTAACTCAGCTAGATATGCCCATCTATTTACTGGTAATGTAGATCCAGCAACTATACGTACATCAAATTTAGCTGTACTATAATCGTGAAACTTACCAATTGCCTCTCCATAATCATTGTACATTGGGACATTAATTTCAACTGTTCTTTCCTCTTGGAGAGCGCTAGGCTGTACAACTCTAAATACCTTATGGGCCGTGTATACTGCTTGAGAAAATTGCATAGTAACAATACCTAATTGTTTTAAAGCAGGTTCGATAGCATTTTTCATCCATTGTTTTACACGCCTTGTTCCATACTCATCCAACGCCATCATGCCGCGAAATGTATCATGCTGTTGTTTTGTATCACCTTGCATAGCTCCATATATACCAGCTAAATACTCCATATCTCCTTTACCTTCCTGTACAATAGTAAAGAAAGCATTAGATAATGGAGCGGGTTGCACAGGAGTCGGTGGTGCAGCACCAGGACGAACTGGCAACAATGCGCCAGGAGAGGAGGAGTATTTCTCCCAGTAGTCTGTATCAATCGACCCCTCTTCATGCAACCATCTTAGACTGCTCCCCAGCGATGCATTATGCACCATAATCTGATGTGATTTATTAATTTCTCTTTGCTTCCCAATTAATGGAGATACTGCACTAACTGGGTATGGTGTCCCAGTCCATTTGTAATGAAATGGAACTAAAGGATATTCTGTAACACCCTCTGGCAGCACCTGTTCGTATAATAAAGTAGTGCCTGCAGAACAAGTTTGTTTAATTCTTGTTCCATAGAACTGAATTGTATCTACAACATTCTTTGCAAATAACTTGTCCTCCATCAAAACATCAAATTCTTTTTCTGACATAATCCTATTTTCAATCTTGGATTTTTCTGCCATTAATTTACTTTGCATTTCCTGTTTGGCCTGCTCTAATGCCTCTTCATTTTGTTTTTCTAACTTATATATTTCTAATTTGAATCTCTCTTCTAGCATCTCTCCAGATTCCACCTGTTGACCTAATGCATTTGTCTGTTCAAGCTTGCGAACATCCATCTCTGCCTTTAGTTCAGCCAATCTTGTTTCTACCTGTTCTTCTATCTCCCTAATAATCGCTGGATCTGGTGGAACTTGATAAAATACATTAATATAGGAAACCTTGATTTTTTCGTATAACTCGAAAAATTCAATTAACTGATCGGCCTCGCCATCTTTAGGATCAATTGCTTCAGCTCCTGAAATATCTTTATATCCAAAATCTTTCCTAATACCCCCGATAGATTTCTCAGACAGATTATTTTCTCCACCTTCATCACTACCAGCATTAGTTATTTTACGAGCATATTTTGGAAACAATGATTTAAGGTGTGCTTTGGGCATAACCTTACGAACTAATATAAATGCTGCATCTCTAAATAAAATATCTCTTGCCTTAGGATCTACATATAAATCAAAAGGTTCTGGTTGTTGTAATTGTACCTCTCCCATGCCATTATCAGCATCTTGATTGACAGTTACCATCATCCATCCAATAGATTTAGTAATAGCATCATTAATAGCATTGCCATATTGAGTGCCACCATCAGAACTATACCATATATAGTCAGCCATATCAGAAAATAATGCAGCAACATCTGAATCAGATCCTTCTGCACCTATTGCTTGCCATCTAGGAGTATTTGCAGTAGCGTAGAAATTTAGCATCTCTACTATTGGTGCGATCCTATTGATAGTGAAGGTAGGCATACCCTGCTCAGCTAAAGAAGATCTTTCTTTTTCAGTCAATTGGTTATCATTAGAAAAGTCAAACCCTTTCTGATTTATATACTCCCACTCTTGTCGAGAGGCAGTATTAACCCGATTAAATATTTGTCGGACCCTATCTGCTTTCTTGTCTCTCTTTTTAGCCATTATTTACCTTCTTTATATGTATTATTAGCTAAAGGATAGCTTTTCTTTTTTTTCTTCTTATTATGTCGACGTCTAGCATCTCCAGTTTTTAAATCACTGGTATCTGGAACAGTTAAATCATTTGTGGTAAATACCTTTGACATTAATCTTTCCAGTTAAAAACAGAGGCAGCCTTCTTATATCCAGGAGAATCTTTTTTCAAGAAAGATTTATAATTTGCTCCAAGTTGATCAATTTGCTTCTCTGAAAAGTTGTATCCTCCTGATGACTGAGATCCACCACTAGGATCCCTTGTGTCTTTTAATGAACTTTGCCATAACTCTGGGTTTTCTTTATGCATAGCACTAACATCTTTAAATACTGCTTCCTGCCCCATCCAAAAGTCTTCTCCATGATAATCCGAAGACCATCCAACTGCAGGATCTTTTTGACTACTATAAGCGCCAAAGCGGCTATTTGATGATGGGCCAATATTCTCCCGAACGTTTCTATTTAATATTTGTTCACCCGTTACGCCTCCTTCTTGAAAGCTAGTATCATAAGGAACCCCCCAAGCTTCCAATCTATCTCTAGACATAAATTCAGTTGCATCTCCAGACCATGACGTAATTGGAGTATCTGTGGAGACACCTTGGTGGCGTGCCCCACTAAGCCATGCTGGTGTGCCACTTTTCCGTCCTGAAATTTCATCAGGATTAGGTAAAACTTTTGATAACCATTCCCTGGCTGAACCATAATCCATTGCAGAATCCATAACTCCTGTCTCTTCTGCTGTTTTTGCACCTTGCATTAATGAATCTACTAATCCCATGATATCTCCTATGCTGTAACCCAGGACCTAGCCTGAGGTTTGTTTTTATAATACTCACCCTTTTTATTCTTCTGCAAACCCATTGGTGGGCATGCATATTTGCATGCGTAAGCGAGAGCATCTATTGTATCATCATGTCCCATCCTAGGACCAAATGTTATAATTTCTTGCTGAAGATCCCACATATCTTTCTTAATGTGTATCGAACCGATCGAAAACCTTTGAGCAAGTATTTCCTGAATCCTGTCGCGCTTTGATAATCTATTACCTGGCTTCTCAGCGCAATACTTGACGCTGAAGTCATTACGCCTACGCATTTCTGCCATAAGCGACTGAAAAATTGGTCGAGACATAGTAGTTTCCTCAATTGTAAAAAGGGAAGGATGATAGATGTTATTATACTCGAAGAGGTGATCAACGATTCCCTTTTTATGCTCGCCCGGGATTCCGAGGACAGGCATTGAACGCTTGCGAAGATAGTCAATGATATATACATTATTATCAATATCAACCCCAACGATAAGTAAAACACTGAAGTCACTATCCCTACGAGCAGAATCTGTAGCGGGGTCGCAACCAGCGAAAACACTGACAGGACGTTCGCCAAGCTCTTTTGTAACCACGTATGAGACGCCTGTGTCTTCATCATGCCTAAAGTCTCCATCCCAATATTTTATATGGTTCCTAGTAAAGATTGCATCATCTTCATTCTGGACCTCCATCATGTATTCTTGGAAGAATTTCTGTGGCTGACCTGAATCAGCATAAAACTTCTTCTTCCGTTTCATTTCCTTATGGCCAAACCAACTTGGCCAAAGCGGAGTACCATCAGCCTGTATTGCCTTATAGGTAATTACTTTCCAGCTGAAATCATCTCCCGCAGCCATTGCCTTACCATGCCCAGTAAGTATATTGGCGATAAAACTATCAAAATGCACAGGTGTACCATTAATTCTAAGCCGCCCAGTGTGAGGTTCCAAAGCAGGGAACACAACAGCCGTAACAAGATTGCTGATTTTAGCACGAGACTCTGGCGTAATGGTATTATTTTCGTCTTCAAAATCATCGAGTACGATGAGATCATATCTTTTGTGGAGCTTAGCCCCTCCACGTATACCTGAAAGATTCGATTTACTAAGTAATTTACACCCATTCTTTAACTCTATATCGTCTTCTGTCCATTTTCTCCCCTTTAATTTACCGAAATAATACTGTATTTTATCATTATATTCCAAATGATATTTAATATAGTCGAGGTTAGGCACACTGATCTTTGATGATGCTGCAACCCATCCATAGAATAACGGTTCAGTAGCAAAACAAAAATCATGCATAATACCGCACTTCGTTAATACTGTCTTACCATGACCACGAGGTAAAATAACTCCCAGCTGTCTAACACCTAAATCATTAATAGCATCTGCTACTTCGTAATGAAAAAACGGAGTTTCACTCCGCATAAAATCATCTTGCAAGAATAACTTCCCAAAGGAAATTAAATCCTGCTTTGCCATCTCTAGATCAATCTCGGCCTGATTAACATTCTTTGTATTTATATTCGCCACTATCTAAGCCCATTGCCTCCGCGCCTACGTTTTTTATTGCCCTTACCACCACGCCTTCTAGCTTCTATTTTCGTATCATCTGGCATAACAGCATGCATCTCCCCTGCATTAAGCAGTACGGAAAGTACGATAAGTTTAATCATTAAATAAACCTTTTTCCAAATCCATTACTGCATTTACAGTATCATCTTGGCTATCTAAATAATTTGACATCTCTTCCCAGTCTTTAAACCCTAACATCACTGGTGCTGCAGCTTTAAAATCACTAATTGTAAATTGCTGTAGTTTCAATTCTACATCACCACCAATATGGGAGACTTCTAATCCCAAACTTTCACCTGGCTTAATTTTACCTTGTTTAATTAATTTCTGTTCTAACTCGGCAAATATTTGAATCATTTCATCAGCCTTACCTTCTTTGGCTAACTTTGAAGGCCTGGAAAACTCAGAGCTTTTTGAATGTTTTATTCTTGTAGGATCTATATGAAATGTACCTTTAGGTCGCCTAACCATTTCTTTTAATGTCATATATAATGCATCCATTGTCATTAGCTGCTCATCTAACACAGCATTGCCTGGAGCATGATCAAAAGCATCCCTAATTAGTCGGCTAGCTTCAACCTGAGGACGTATTCCTTTTCCCCTGCCATAAAAATAAACACCATGTATTCTAGAGATATCTCCTTCCTGCTTTATATAATAGGAGAAATAACTACGTCC